CGAGTCCTCCGCTTGGGTGTGGGCAGAAACGGAGAGTGCCATATGTCAAATTTCGAGGATTTCGATTCGGAAGACGACGACCAGCAAACTGAAACCAACCCCATGCGGGCGAGGATGAAGCAACTGGAGAAAGAGAACCGTGAATACAAGAAGGTTCTAGCCGAAACACAGCAGGCTGCTAAAGAGCTTGCTTTCGTGAAAGCCGGAATCAACTTGGATAACCCGATGGCAAAATATTTTGTCAAAGGCTACGACGGTGAACTCACCCCGGAAGCAATCAGAGCAGCTGGCGAAGAAGCACAGTTGATTACACCCCAAACAACGGTGATGGACAGCGACAGGCAAGGCTGGCAGACAACCAACAGGATTGCTGCCGGAAGCGAAACCGCCCCACCGCCCCCGTCTTGGGCTGCTCGAATCAACGAAGCTAACTCCGAATCGGAACTTATTGCGATTTTTGCAGAGGCACAAGCACAAGGATTAGACCTCAACAACCTCTGAATAGGAGAACACCCCAATGGCTGATTATTACGCAGCAGAAACCGGCACCGCAAACCTCTCAACCGACCAGATTGCGTTTGAGAAACTTGCGTACTTCGCCCTTCGCCCCGAAATGTACTACGACCAGTTCGCAGACGTTCAGGCAACCAACGCCACCAACCCTGGCGCATCCATCAAGTTCACCATTTTCGCAGACCTTGCTGAAGCCACCACCGAACTCGGTGAGGCTGAGGATGTCACCCCTGTCGCCATGAGCGACTCGCAGGTGACGGTCACCCTGCGTGAATACGGTAACGCTACGGTCACCACCGCCAAGCTCCGTGCCTCGTCGTTCCTGCCGGTTGACCCGGTGGCTGCGAACGCTGTCGGATACAACGCCGGTATCTCGATTGACTCGATTTGCCGCAACGTGCTTCAGGCCGGTGACAACGTGATTTACGCTACGGGCGGTGCAACCGACCCGTCGAGCCGTACCACAATCAACACCGACGACCTGTTGGTGGCGAACGATGTTCGTCGTGTTGTGGCCCAGCTCCGTGGCGCAAACGTCCCCACCCTCGGCGGTTCGTACGTCGGCTTCATCCACCCGGATGTGTCCTACGACTTCCGTAGCAACACCGACGCCGCCGCATGGCGTACCCCGGCGAACTACGTCAACCCCGAAGGCATCTACAACGGTGAAATCGGAATGTTTGAAGGAGTCCGCTTCATGGAGTCGTCCCGTGCCCCGAAGTTTGTGGACGCATCCAACAACTCCGGTTCGTCCGGCACGATTGACGTCTACGGCACCCTCATCATGGGCCGTCAGGCTCTTGCCAAGGGCGTGTCGCTCGGCGGCGAGTACGGCGCACAGCCGACCATCGTGTACGGCACCGTCACCGACTTGCTGAAGCGTTTCCGCCCGGTTGGTTGGAAGCACTTCGTCGGCTACGGCGTGTTCCGTCAGGAAGCCCTGCGCCGCATCGAGTCGGCATCCAGCATCGGCACCAACGCCTAGTCCTACCGACAAGGAAGCATTGCCCTCTCCGACTTGCGTCGGAGGGGGCTTTTGCTTTATGGTGCCATCGGACGTTGTTGGAGAACTACGGTCCAACTGGTAATAAAAACCCCTCGTCACTTACTGTTTCGGGGGGTTTTTGTTATTATCTGCACATGGCTGTTTTTCGCCCACCCACAGACCCTTTCGTAACTTTTGATGATGGTTCGGGGGAAGGCATTTTTTCGTATTTGAACGGCTGGCCTCGGGGCCGGAACGTGTTCAAAATGACGGACGGCTCGTTTCAGGAATCGGAACCGAGCGACCCTTCAACTATCGCCCACACCTACCACGGCGGGCATATCCATGAGTTGACCGCCCAAGAGGAAGCGGACCTTATCGCCGCGGGCTACGGCGACTACATTGAGTGACACGCAGAAACGTAGGGGTTTGACAATATGAAACACGCAGAAGTGCATCCCAGCCTTGACGTTGACGGCTGTTTCGGGTGCAAGGTGGCTGGTGTCCGTATGGGGTTCAACACGACAACCACCCGTGGGGCGAAGGTTGCTGAGGTAAACCAGCGGGAGAAAGGCTGGGGGAAAGACATGCCAGCCTATAAACGTCTCCGCCAGCAAGGGTTGCAACCGAGACAGATAGATGGTTCGGCGCTGTTGGAGTCCCGAGCTACTGAACGGTGGCAGATAGAGGGCGCACCGGTAGCAACCCCGACACCGGTCGAATGAACCACCAAAACTGGGTCGGGCACAACGACCCGAAACTTGGCTACGGTTCGATGCTGGACGGTTTCAAAACCGCTGCACCGAAAACGGTTGTGTTTACAGACAAGGCTTCTGTGTCGGTGCATATGCAGGTGCCGGAAGCGGTGAAAGGGTGGTGGCGTGACGCCCACCGAGTCCTGTTTACGATGTGGGAAACAGACACGATGCCGGACCGGTTCAAACCGTGGCTCAACCAGTTTGACCAAATCCTTGTCCCATGCGAAGACAATGTTGAACTGTTCAGCCCGTACCATCCGGTTGTCCGCCATGTCCCGTTGGGGGTGGACACAAAGTTTTGGTGCGCCCAACCGAAACAACCAGGGCCGTATCGGTTCCATGCTGGGGGGTCTTTGTGGAAGCGTAAAGGCTTAGATGTGGTTGTGCAAGCGTTCAAAAACCTGCGGTTGGCTGACGCCGAACTACATATCAAAGCGGCACCCCACGCATTTGACGCCCCGACAGGCCGGCTGGGGGACAACATTTTTGTGAACCGGAACTGGATGACCCGCACCGAACAACGGGACTGGTACGCCCAAGCTGACTGTTTTGTAGCCCCAGCCCGAGGCGAAGGGTTCGGGTTGATGCCTCTGCGCATCTAGCTACAGGTGTGGTCGGGTGCAGAAAATCTAGGGCAGAAACTTGCGGTCACTGGGATGAACCTAGCCTTGCCGAGTTGGAGGAACAGATGATGCGCCACTACACGGACCGGCTAACGGTGCCGAGCGGGGTTCAACAGTTTTCGTGGACGGCTTCAACCAAGAAACTTGTCGCAGCGGTACCTAAAGGCGACGTTTTGGACACCGACGAGTGGGTGTTGCCGGAGGTGGATGTCCGGGTGAAAGCGTTGCGGACCGTGAATGCGACTGTCGGGAAAGAAACGTATCGGTTCAAAACGGGGGAGGAAGGCAAAGTTCCGCTCGGGGTTTTTGAAGTATTATCAGGGTCAGGAGCTTTGGAGGTTCTATGACTATCGAATATCGGGGCGAAAAGTTCGCCGGTTACAACAAGCCGAAACGGACACCGAACGCCAACAAATCTCATGCTGTCTTAGCCAAGGAGGGCAGCAAGGTGAAGTTGATTCGTTTCGGTCAGCAGGGTGTGTCTGGTTCCCCGAAGAAGGCTGGGGAATCTGAGGCGTACCGGAAGCGTCGTGAATCGTTCAAGGCCCGCCACGCTTCGAACATCGCCAAGGGCAAGATGTCTGCGGCTTACTGGGCTGACAAAGTAAAGTGGTAAGGTACTAGAGATATGGCTGCTCCCGCTAAACAAGACTTGACTATCGTTCGTGGTGACACCGAGATTGTCGACGTGACCCTCACCACCGATGGGTCTACCCCTATCAATATCACGGGCCGCACCTATGCCTCGCAGATGCGTACCACCCCCGACATTGCTGCTATCGCCATTACGGGTACTTGCACGATTGTGGACGGCGCAGCAGGCGAGATGCGTGTCACGTTTTCTGCTACGGACACCGCTGACCTTGACCCAGGCTACCTGTATTGGGACTTGCAGGAAACGGCTGGCAGCACGGTTTCCACGATTCTTGCTGGGACTGTCACCGTTCTTGCCGATGTAACGAGGCTGTAGCATGACCACTACTCAGGTGGTTGTCGCTGTCGAAAGCGAACCAGTTACCCTCACGAAAACTGGCAACACCTATTTGGTTTCTTTGGCTGACCCTGCTGTTCCGGTTGAGGTTGGTACGAAGGTCACGATTGTTGCGTCTGAGAACACGGGGCCTCAGGGTGTGCAGGGACCGCAGGGCGCTACTGGTGCTACCGGCTCGCA